GCCACCGTCACCGCCACCCGGGACGCGGCCGGCGACGCCACGCTCGCGTTCGGCCTGCCGCGGGGAGCAAAGGGCGACAAGGGCGATCCCGGGGATGCCGGGCAGGTCGCCACCGCCACCGTCGCCGGCGTCGTCAAGCCCGGCGACAACCTGAGCGTGCGCGCCGACGGCACGCTCGACGCCGCCGCGGCCCAGTACGAGCTGCCCGTCGCGAGCGACACGACCCTCGGCGGCGTCAAGGTCAGCAAGGTCGACTACACGGACGCCCGCACGTTCCCCGTCGTCGTGTGCGACGGCGAGAAACTCGGCCTGTCGTTCAAACTCGGAGACAACGCCATGCCCGACGGCATCGAGTTCCACGGCACCGAGAACACGACCATCGGCCTGAAGAAGGCCACGCAGGACGCGCTCGGCATCGTCAGGGGAGGGGGCAAAGGCATCCATGTCGCCGTGGACGGCACCCTCAACCTTGACCTGCCCGCGGCGACGGCGGGCGCGATCGGCGGCGTCAAGCCCGACGGCAAGACCATCACCGCCGCCGCGGACGGCACCATCACCGCCGTCGCGCAGACAGGCCCGGTGGAGTACAGGGAGCTCGTCGGATACGAGAACGCGGCGCAGGGATACGCGGTCCGCGTCTCCGACAGGACATGGCTGTGCTGCTTCAACTCGTTCGCCATGCAGACGGACGGCACGACACGACTGCCATACTTCTATGCCTTTCTCCGGCAGGCCGGCTCCTCGAGCCTGACCGCGCTGGTGGCCAACCCGTTCGACACGAACGGCATCACCCTCCTCTCCACCGACGGCGAACAGATGCGGTTCTCGTACGGAGGGGGCGGGCGCTGGGCCGGCGTGCGCGCGGTATCCGGCTTGGACGCCGCCACCCTCATCCTCACCGAGGCCTGAGCATGGACGCCATCATCATCAGCGTCACCGGGAGCCTTACCGTGACCGCGATCTGCGCGGCATGCGCGTGGGCGTCCCGCATGTTCAGGGTCTGACGAAAAGGAAGGAGCACTCATGACATTGGTGCATTTCCATCTGGCCGACGCCGAGGGGCGTGGTCTGGACGGCAGCGTGAGCCTCGTGCCCACAAGACGTGTGACGGTGCGTGACGCGATCCGCCTGCCGGTCGCGCAGACCGTCAAGCTCGACAAAGGCGAGGCCACCGCGGAGGTGATGCCCTCGACCACCCAGTGGGTGTGGAGGGTAAGCGAGCTGGTGGCGGGCGGAATCGTGCGATACGTCGAGGTGCCCGACAAGGAGTCGGCGGAGTACTCAGGGCTGGTGGACGTGGATCCCGCCACGCTCGACCAGAGCTCGGAGACGGTGGCCGCGTGGGAGACCGTCACCCGCGTCGCGCAGGCCGTCCTGGATCAGATCGGGTCGATCGACGACAAGGTGGCCCGTGCGGAAAGCTCCGCGCAGGCGGCGAAGGCCAGCGAGGGCGTGGCCGGGCAGGAGAGCGCGAAGGCGGCGGATGCGGCCGCGAAGGCACTCGCGTCGCAGACGGCGTCGGCATCCAGCGCCAGTCTCGCGCACGAAGCCGAGACCACGGCGCAGGGGCTGATCGGCGAGGCGCGGTCGATCGCCGCGCAGATCACCGACAAGGCCGCGCAGGCCAAGAGTGACGCGGCCACCGCCGACACCGCAGCCAAGACCGCTGGCGACAAGGCTGCGCAGGCCATCGACGCCCAAAGCAAGGCCGAAGCGGCAAGTCAGGCCGCGGAGACGGCCATGAGGGCCGCGACCGAGCAGGCTACTGCGGCTGGTGAGAGCGCCAGTGCGGCGAAGGCAAGTGAGACCGCCGCCGGCGAAGCCGCAAAGACCCTTGAGCAATTGCGCAAGTGGTTCCCCGCGGCCACGATGCGGACGGACCTGTGGGTGGAGCCCGTGGACTTCGCCGTGGCCGGCCCGTATGAGATTCCCGGCCAGCCGGCCATCAGGCTCAAACCGGTGGCCGTGTATCTGGACGGGCACACGTCGGACGTGGACGCGTCCATGGCGTCACGCACCACCGCGGTTGCCACGTTGGATGGCCAGACCTTGACGTGGGTGAGCAATGCGACCACGCTGTTGGCCGCGCTCAAATCGGACGGCTATCAGCCGGCGGAAGTCACCATCAAGGCCGGTGGCACCACTGTCACCAAGCACGTATACCTTCAGGCCGACCAGCCGGACGGAGTGGTCGGCGACCTGTGGGTGCGCACCGAAAAACTCCACAATGGCCTGCGGTATTACACCGGCGCGTACGGTACTGCCGCCGCGGACGCCAATTCGATGTTCTTCCTCGTAGACAGGCCGCGCGAAATCTGGCGGAAAACCATAGACGGCTGGACACTATTGACCGGAAAGGAATTGGAATGAGAAGAACAAATCTGTGCACAAAACCCGCTGAGACACTTGATGCACTGGCCGGCAATCCATCCAATTGGCGGGACTTCAAAAACGGGACCAAAATGTCTTTGCAGCCGGGACGATACGTCGCCTCATGCAATGTCACGGAGCGCGGAAGCAAAAACGCGGCAATCCAATACTGGGACGAAGTTCATCACATGCAGTTGGGTAGCGTCTGGAATGGCGGCATCGGCGTCAACGTGATGCAGTTCGACGTTCAGACCGCTTCCGACAAATGTAATTTTTCCGTCTGCGGATGCAGGGCCACGGACTTCATTGTCGAGCGGACCGACACGCACGCTCTCGCTTCGGG